TTATTCCGTTGTTTTTGTGGCATTTGTGGCAAATTTTGTGGTATTTTCATCTGTTTTTAGTGTGAAAAAAGCATCTACTTTAGATTGATTTTGTTGTCGTAAATTAGAACTCAGATGACTATAATATTTTAATGTTGTATTAATATCATCATGACCAAGCCTGTCAGCTACATAAATAATATCCATACCAGCCTCTACACATAGACCTGTGTGCGTGTGTCGAAGCTTGTGTAATGTCACTGGTTCAGAATTAATTGTATTACATATCTTCTTCAAAGCTTTATTACATGACGCGTTGTCAATGGGCTTATTGTGGTAAGTGATGAATAATAACATCAACGGATTCTGTATATCATGTTCTTTCATATAATCAGTATGCCATGTAAGATAAGACTGTAAATATTGAACAGTAGAGTTATCAATATAAATCACACGTGATTTTTTTGTCTTGGTATCAATGAATGTATTAGTGTACTTATAATCCCACGCTTTGTTCACTGATATAGAACGTTTAGTGAAATTGATGTCTTTCTTTGTTAGTGCAATAATTTCTTCGAAACGCATTCCTGTTTGTACCGCTAAAAATATAACTGTTCTTGATATCGAATGAAAATTTGCAAGTTCTTCTAATAGTAAATGAACCTTGTCGGTTTCCATAAATTGTGCTTTTGTTTTTGCCACATCATGTCCGCTTATATGAGCGCCTATGGCTGGGTTTTTCTTCATGTAGCCTAAATGGACAGCTTTATTAAAAATCGCTCTAATTTTGCGGTGCCGGGTGTCTACAGTAGCGACAGCGTAATCTAATGCTAAATGATTAATAAATTGCTGATATTTAACAGCGTCAATTGAATTTAACTTTATTTTTTCGTCGAAATAATTAACGAACTGATTATAAGCTAAGTCATACAAGTTAATTGTTGATTGACTACTTTTATTTTCTTTGAAAGTTTTCATAAATAGCGAATAGAATTCTTTGAATTTCCACTCTTTTAAAGAACTACTATCATGTTCAGCTTGTTTTAATAATTTAGACGCTTTATACATTAAGTTTGTTTCACTTGTATCTGTCAAACGCTTTTCTTTCCATTCACCGTCGACTTTGATGCGCAAACGAACGGCGTATTTTCCATTTTTTAACTTTTTAATTTTCATTAATAGCACCACCTCTTTGATTTGGAACGTATGTTCTTTTGAAGGGTACAGCAAACTATGTTAAAATATATTTGCATACTCCTATGTGTGTGTTTGAAAACGCTTATCTCTTGCGGGGAGGGCGTTTTTTTGTGTTATTTAAGTGTTATTCTTGCATCATAATCTTTAAATGAATCTTCTTCGTAATTATCTGTTTCATAACTAGCAGACCAAGTTAGTCGTATATCTTTTATATCAGATACATCATTTAGTGTTGGAAGTATATAGACAACAGCGCCGTCTTTACTTACCCCTTGCATTAGTTCTCCGCCCAAATCGTCACTATTAATCATAGAAGCATCAATTTGCTTCCCATCGGCAACTAGTACTCCTTGATCTGGATAAGTGTTAAAATCAATTTCACTGTTGTTATTAAGTTCATAATTTACAACAATCAACCCTTCGCCGTCTTCACCATCCTCTGCAAGTTTAGCGGAATCAACTTTAAATACAGAGACTGAACTTATTTTTGTTTGTAGACCTTTCCAATCATCGCTCCAAGATGTAGCATAGTCTTCGCTATCAATAATACCGCTATCGCTTTCTTCCTCTTCGGCTGGCGTTTCCTCAGTCAAATCCTCGGATTCATTTGCAGTAGAAGTACTTTTTTCTTTACTTTCTTCTTTTGCGTTATTAGATGAATTTCCACATGCTGTTAGACCAAAACTAAAGACAATTAATAAACCTACTAACAATAATAATTTTTTCATCCCAATTCTCCCTTTATTATTTTTTATATAAACACAATAGTGTAAATACCTAGCTATACATTTGATCTTTAATTATATTTTTCAAGTGAGGGTTGAACCCACCAGCTGTTAGCAATATCTTTCAAATTTCCGGGATAAAACTTTTTGAAATTGATTTTTTTTATAGATGCAGGGGTGAAATCAGATTTGATTACATAGCTATCAGTTTCATTTCCATACTGGTCTGTCATAGGATATTTAACATTAATACTTATTTTTTCATAATCTTGATAGTCATTTTTTTTCATTACTTTCAGTACATCTATAATATCGTGTTCAAAAGATTTAAATGTCAGTCTAGTAGTTAAGTTTTCTGTTCCACTTAAAGTAATGTTTACTAAATACGGCTTAGTATCAAAAACTCCTTTTACCGACTTCACTTTGTATCTATAATCGCTAGAAGCTTCATCGAGAGTGTCTTTTAGAGTATCTTCATCTATAGTAGAAATATTTTCTGTGTCATCTTCAGATGTAGAATCTCCATCGTTATACTCGTCCGTGGAGCTGCTCTTATCAGTTGAATCATCATAATAGCCAGTATCATTATTATCACTAGAGTAATAATCTGTATTCGACCGAACCTCTTTTATCTTGGGTGTTTCTTTTTTAACATCATCAGTATTAGTAGCAATAAAAACGCCACCTAAAAAGAATAAAAACGATAAGGGGATGACAGCTAATTTAGATATATGTTGATACTTTTTAAAATTCATTTTTCCAGACAATAGTAATAAAAATATATAAATCAATGCCATTGCGATGATCCAAAAAGAAAATATTATGAAAAAATTACTGTCAGAGATATCTGCAACGAAAAGCCATAAAGTATAACTAATGGCTAAAAAAGTTATACCTTTCATTAATTTTTTTGATCTATCATTTTTCTTAATTGCTAATACAAAGAAAACTATACTAACTATCAAACTGGCTAAAAATAACAATCCAAAACTCCACATTTTCATTCTCTCCCTTTATTTAATTTTATCTAAAACTTATAGCATGAGTGCCTAACAGGCTACAATCTGAATACTACTCCTGAAAATAACTATATACCCATTGCATTCTACAACGTTCCCGTGCTTACTTTTATAATATTCGATAGAATGTTTTAAAAACTCTTCTGTGACTTCTAAAAATCTGCAACTTCATAGTATTCTGTTCAACCTTCATAATAAGAATCAATTATTTTTCGCAAAGGTACTAGTGACTCATAGCCCCAATTCCTGGCAAGTTTTTCTTGTTTTCTATCATTAACTGTTTCCTGTTTAATAATATTGCCAACGGTCAAATGATGATGACCAACTTCCTCTGCTAATGTACAGCGCATTTCAACATCATTTTGTTGAGGATTTACGAATATTTTACTATTATAATATAATCCTTTGTGAACTTCATGCATATTTTTGTCTTCAATGATAGTCAGCTCAGGATATTGCTCTCTGTATTTATCTAGCCACATACTTTCATCTCATTTCTTATTTATATTTTTGTTGAATGAAATCAATATACTCAAGAATTTTTTTCATATCTTCTTCTGTTGCGGATGGATCAATATGCGCGGCTAGTGTTACAGCTTCCGGCGGGATGTCGGAGTCAATTTGCGGATTGTCAGTACGCCCTAAAAGATAGTCCACAGATACATTAAAGTAATCAGCAACTACTTGCAATCTATCCACGCTTGGAGTTCTATTTTTCCATTGATATATTGTATTATCGGGAAGTTCTAATTCATTTTCTAACATAGTAACGCTTATTCCTCTTTTTTTACAAAGTTTTTTTATCACTTCTAACAAAGTCATGCCAACGATTCTCCTTAACTTAGATATAAAATCTAATAAAAATATTAGTAAATCTATTGACAACTAAAACATTTATTAGTATTATATATCCATAAGCTAATTATTTAGCTAAACGAGACAACAAATAACCCCATAAAATATCGTTACCCAACGACTAATGGCTTTTGATAAGGCTTGTTTAACTATGGATATATACTAACAAATATATTAGTATTTGTCAACATTACGCTAAATAATTAGCTAATAAGATAGAAAGGAGAATGATGTAATGAAAATACCTAAAAGACCAAACTTTAATAAAAGACCATATCCCTCAAATGAAGAGATTGAAGAATGGTACGATTTCATAACATTCGTATTGACACGTAGTTCGCTTATAGTTTCGATAATTTCATTGATAGTTGTAATTTACAGATCCTGATAAAATAGTCCACTGTTAATCAATGAGAGCGCAGCATATAAGATTATTAAACAAATTATAGAAAGGAGTGATGGAGAGGTGAACAAAAGATATTTAAAAAGAAAAAAAACCAACATTCAACAAATTGAAGTCGGTCTTTACAAAAATTATGAAATTAAAGCTAAGTATGGAGCACCGGAAATTGACCTAAGCAAAGTTAAAAGAATTGTCATAGTCTTCTAAAATAATTTAACGCCTCATCTAAAGCCTCTTGGAAGCCAGGAGTACCAATATTAGAAAAATAATCCCTGATTTCATCTTCGCTTTTGCTTTCTGTTGGGAAATTACCATCTAGTTGAACATCATGAGCTAGATCGCCTAAAGGACTATTTTCGCTAAGGTAATAAGTTATTAAAAAATCATAAAAAGTCATCTGCAATCACCTCCAATCAAAAATAATTATATCACGTGAAAACCAAAACAAGAAAGGAGCAAAAACATGTCAGTAGAACATCAGCGTTTTGCGGTTGCAGTATACGCAAAACTAAAAGCAATAAATATGAAACAATCTGATTTAGCAAAAATGTTAGGTATTAGCAATCCTTATTTATCAGATATCATAAACGGCAAAAGAGACGCATCGAAAGTTAGAAAAGAAATTGCGGAAATTTTAGAAATAGATGTTGATTAAAATAGAAAGGAGAATAAGAAAATGGGTCGTCCTGTGAAAAATAAAAACAGGCATGTGAATTTCCTGTACGGTGTATGGACGTTAGAAGATTTTGCGCAAGCTAGTCCACGAAGTTATGGATGGTGGTTAGATAACATTAAAGACTTTCCAGAGCTTGCAGAATTTAGCAATTGGGCTACGAAAAATCAACGTGAAGCGTGGGCATTTGATGCGGTAAAAGCGAATGATTGGCTGATTAAAAAATTTGTATATAAGAAGGTCTGAAAATGATTGATGAAGTCGAACTATTACTTGCCAAAATACGAAAATACGACCCAAATTACGTTCCAAAATCGGTTGGAAAATATTTGCTAGTTGAACTTCAATCAAGGCATTTAGATCATCAAATTAAATATAAGAAAATACCCAAGTACAAGCATAGATTCGCGAATTCGATTGAGCGGCATTGGTAAAAGAAAAACCCACAGCTATAAATAGTAAGTTAGAGCTTACTAAAACTGTGAGTTACGAAATAATATTTAAATTAATTATATCACAGATGTGGAGATAAGAGAATGAAAAAATCAATCAAAAAACATGAAAACACATTATTAATTTATCTATTTTGCTTACAAATCGGCATGTTTATATCAGTAATTTACATTTTACTCGGATGGTTCACATTATTTCTGAAATGAGGTTTTAAAATGAAAATATTACGATTTTTCGGGCTCATAAGTATTGATGAGGACGGAAAAGAATACATTGAAAAATCAGACATAAATACAGTAGTATGCTTAGCTTTGACTGTTTTAATCGCATTTGTGGTCTGTATAGGAAGTCTGATACTAAATGGCTGAATTAATAACGATTGTTGCATTGATTCTTTTGCTAATGCTACTTGCCAGAGGTGATAGAGAATGAACGTAGAAAATCCGCTAATAGTAGACGATTGTTGGGACGATGGGTTTCGACATTGAAGGAAATAATTTAAGTGAAATGGAGACCTACAAAATGATAAATAAAGTCATGCTTTTATTAATAATATTAGCAGCAATCTTTGGAAATATATATTTTTATATTATTAACAGGCAGTTGTCACTTACCTATTTGATTTATTCTCTTTTAATATGTACTGTTATGACTTTTCTATTATTTCTCGAATAATCGGTAATACTGATTGTTCTAAACAATTTGTTAGTAAATTTTAAGAAAAAAATAGGAGGTGTTTAAGTCAATGCAAAAAAAGCAGAATCATATGGAACTTATGGAAGAAATAAAATCAATAAAAAAGCTTTTAATAAAAACAAATAGCATAATTGCCGACGAGTTCGATTATGAAGAACATTTAATTGATTATATGGACAAACTTTTTTATGTTAACGCCGGCGCTCACCCTGACCAAATCTATCTTGTAGGTAAACTTAATGGCGGTAGAGAGCTTCATGTACCACTATATCGAAGTTAAAAGTTTTACGTGATGTGATTACTTGAAGTTTATTTTCGCCTACACGAACTTGCCCTTTATCATAGAATTTGAAATACAAGTAACCTCTAACTGACGAATAAGGGTCGAGTTTGATTATTGGCTTTAAAGTATACGGACCAATGGAGCATGGCAGATTTAATAATTAAAAATATGCCTATGCATAAAAGTTACTTAGAACCATTTTGCGGTTCATGTGCCGACTTATCAAAAGAGGACGACAGAGAAAGGGCTAAGAGTTATTAGACTGGATTAGGAGGCACAAAATGAATGACGTTGTAATAAAATTAACGCAAAGGGAAGCGGAATATGTCAAAGCAATGCTAGCGACTGATTCGCTTAAAATACAAGCTGTATACAAAAAAAGAGAAGAACTGAAAGGGCTTTTTCGTGAAAATTCATTGCTAAATGGGAATGTGTCTCGCAAGATTACGAATGCTCTTAAGGTGAGCGGAGAGGGACGAGGTGCAGACGTGAAAATATTAGACGCTTGTTGCGGTAGCAGAATGTTCTGGTTTAACCGCACAAATAAAAACGTTACGTTTATGGACAATAGAGAGCTTGAAACTGAATTGTGCGATGGCAGGAAATTAGTCGTAAAGCCTGATGTAGTAGCAGATTTTAGGAGTATGCCATTCGATACTAATACATTTCACTTAGTAGTTTTTGATCCACCGCATTTGCTCAAAGCAGGCGATAAATCATGGTTGGCCAAGAAGTATGGAAAATTAGAACCAAAGACTTGGCAAGAAGATATTGCAAAAGGATTTAGCGAATGTATGCGAGTTTTAAAGTCAAACGGAACATTAATTTTCAAATGGAATGAAGAGCAAATAAAACTAAGTGAAATATTAAAAGTAATTGATCACGAGCCGCTTTTTGGCAATAAGAGAGCGAAAACGCATTGGTTGGTATTTATGAAGGAGTGA